GCATTGACTACTCTGATGCGACGAATGAGTTGCACGAGTGGACTGCGCGTATCCTTGCGCCTATGCTTGCGGAGAAGTTGGCTCTCACTCCTGATGAGTCATCTCTTCTGCTCACTTCCCTTGTTGGTCACTGGATCGACAATCCAGGCGACGGCGGAAAGCGGCCAAAACCGCTGCCCGCCGTCACCTCAGAGATGTTGGGAGGATTGTTTGATGAAGGGCCTGTGTTGTCCGCGCCACAGATGGCGGGTCAGCTCATGGGCTCGATCACTTCCTTCCTTTTTCTCTGTCTCGCGAATGCCACTGTGTGCAAGCTGGCCTTTCAATGCGAGAGGAACAAGGTCGAACCCCTCAAATCACTACCTTTGGTGATAAATGGAGATGATGGACTGTTTCGGTCCACCAGCGGTGTCAAACACTACTGGTCTATCATCTCCGACGCCTGTGGTCTGAAGGAGTCTGTTGGGAAAGTATACAGTTCCCGCGTCTACGCAAATATCAACTCCACGTCCTTTGAATATTATCCGGACGGTTGGGAGGGATATCTGTGTGATCGCGAAGACTTTGGTGTCGTTCACCGGGTGCCGCGTGTGCGTCATTACCGTCTCATCCCCTATGTCAACATGGGATTGTTGTATGGTTTGAAACGCTCTGGAGGCGCCGTAGGCGGTGCAGATGTTGGGGATAGGTATTCCTCGGTCGGCGCGCGGGCTAGCGCGTTGTTATCACTGAGCCCTGAGGGACTTCGTAAGAAGGTTTACACGATGTTCCTCGCGAAGAACTGGAAGAGACTGACCGCTATGTCCTGTGGTCGTGTCCCCTGGTTCCTTCCGACGGGTCTAGGTGGGCTTGGTTTGCCTGCCCTTGAGCTTCCCTCGGGTAGGGGTGTTCCTTCCGATCTTGACTTGCGTCTTGCTCGGAAGATTCACGACCATCCCGATCGTTTCGCTGTCCCTCGTCCAATGGACGAGAACCTCGTGCAGACATGGGCCTTTGCTTCTGAAAAGATGCGTTCGGCCCCGTTAGCACGGGTGATGCATTCCGCCCAAGAGAATGGCGGTGGCGTCGGATATGCGACGGTTGTGATGTTGTTTGTGATGCAATCCATCTTCGGTAGTGCCGCAGTTCGAATCTTTGCTGATCATGTGGAAGCAGAGAGTCCGGACTCCGGTTACTGGTACGGAGACGTTGAGAACATCACACCCTCTGAGTATCGTGCAGCTTTCGGAAGCTATGCTTCCGCCTTCCTCGCAGCGATCAAGTCGCCGCCAGAGGAGGTCGCTCTCGCTTCATTACGAGATCGAGTTCTGTACGTAACCCGAGAAGTGTTCTTGAACAGACTCAGAAAACTGTGGAGCAAGGTGATGGCTGATAAAACTATTGCCATCCCTGAGCCCTACAGCCGCCAGAATCTGCCAGCGAAACAGCCGTCTGTGGATGATCTTGGTAGCGGATTTTTCCTCGCTTCAGATCTCCCTTTCGGCTTCCTGACAGGGTGCCGTTAGGCACCAGGGGGGGCCACGGCGCCCCGTCAAGTTCTCTAGTGGGATGTGCTCCATTCATGTAGGTGAATGGTTGGTAAAAGCACAGCGAACAGCGCCGTGAGGTTGCTCGCGAAACTTCCCTGTCGGATGGATCCGACAACTTCGGTACTGGAGAACGTCTCTCATGGTGACATGAGGCCGCTTCGTTCCACAAAGCGAGAAAACCGCAAGTTGTTCCAACGGGTGCACGGTTGTGCAGAATCCCGGACCTCTTCGCGGCGGACTCCATTTTCAGGAGCGAGGCTTGCCTTACCTTGCCTTTGGCTTGGCTGGCCTTTGAGACGGACTTGTACG